GATTATGAAAAATGATTTACAAATTTTCTATAATTCTGATAAAGATATTCAAGAACTCAATGCAAAAATCGAATACTTAAAAGTCACAATAGATTACCTCAAAGAGTGTATGCAAAATATCACTTGGAGACACCAAACGATTAAGAATACAATCGATTGGAGAAAATTTATGGCAGGGTCATAATGATACACGATAAACATGTTTGGATTGCAGAAGCATTCTTCACACCTACAGAAGTAGATTCTATACTTGCACTTGCAAATAAAAAAGATTGGGACGAAGGAAGGATTGGTTTTGATGGTGGACAAGACCCTGATGCACAAGAAGCTGATAGTGGTGCAGTAAATAGTGAAATCAGACAATCACAAGTTAAGTGGTTAATGGTTAATGATTTGAGTGAAGAGTTTCACAGAAAACTTTATTCTGCAGTTCAATATGCGACTGGAGATAATCATTGGAATTGGGAGTTTACTAGTTGGGAAAATTTTCAATTTACGAATTATACTGCAAAACCAAATTTACCTAAGGGTGATTTTTATACTTGGCACACTGATGCAGGCCCACCAACACGTTCAAGTTATGCAGACGGAAGTATTCGTAAATTAAGTTGCACTATTCAATTATCAGACCCCGATGATTATGAGGGTGGTTTATTTCAATGGTTAGAACCGACTCATACTTTCGATAGAATTCAATTAGGTCAGAGAACAGTTGGTTTAGATGATATGACTAAGACAGCACCATTTAGTGCAAAGACACGTGGTTCTATTATTCTATTTCCTTCAGACGTTCACCACCAAGTCACACCCGTGACACGTGGTTCTAGGAATTCATTAGTAGGGTGGTTAATGGGATTACCTTATAAGTAAAATGGTCAGAGTATCCAAGATTGACGATGTCTTTATGAAAGTTCATTGTGACGATGGACTTGCACGAGACCTCTATGATTTCTTTTCCTTTACAGTTCCGAATGCAAAATTCATGCCGTCCTATAAAAACAAATTTTGGGACGGAAAAGTTAGACTCTTTTCTTTAAAAACAAAAAAGATTTATATTGGTTTACTTCCATATGTAGACGAGTTCTGTAGAGAACGTGGTTTTGAGTTTGGTGGTATAGAAGAAGTAATCGGAACCAAAGAAAGGATTACAGACGAGGACGTAGATTTCTTTATTAATGGAGACGACCTAATCCCAGGCTTGGGACTTCCTTTTCAACCACGTGATTATCAGATAGACGCATTCAAGACTGCAGTTCAATATGGAAGACAATTATTACTTTCACCAACTGCAAGTGGAAAGTCATTAATCATATATATGTTATGTAGGTGGTATGAGGGTGAAATGTCCCTACCTAATGCAAAAACAGTTATCATAGTTCCTACAACTTCGTTAGTAGAACAAATGGCAAAAGACTTTGAGGACTATGGATACAATGAAAAGATTTGTAAAATTTATTCGGGTCAGCCTGTATTTGATTCGGACATCACAATCACCACTTGGCAGTCATTTAGTAAGGCTCCTAAAAATGTCTTGGAAAGTTTCGACATTGTCATCGGAGACGAAGCACACCTCTTCAAAGCACAAACACTAAAAGGTATTCTAGAAAAAATGAAACACACTGGTGTTCGTTTTGGAACGACTGGAACATTAGACGGGTCAGAAGTTCATAGATTACAACTAGAAGGTCTGTTCGGCCCAGTCAAGAAAGTAATATCGTCATACCAACTCATGGAAGAAGGAACCATTGCAAATTTAGAGATAGATTGTGTCATACTTCGTCATACTAAAATGAAAAAAATGACATACCAAGAAGAAATGGATTACTTGGTATCGAGTGATAGTAGAAACAAATTTATAACAAATTTAGTTGCAAGTCTTAAAGGTAATACATTAGTATTGTTTCAATACGTAGAGAAACATGGTGAAGTGTTATATCCTATGTTAGAAGGGAGAGTTAAAGACTTACACTATGTCTATGGTGGAACAGACACGGAAGACAGAGAAACAGTTAGAGAGGTTGTAGAAAAGTCAGAAGATAGTGTCATACTAGCGTCATACGGAACCTTCTCTACTGGTGTTAACATAAAGAAAATTGATAATGTAGTTTTTGCAAGTCCTTCTAAATCAAGAATCAGAAACTTGCAGTCCATTGGTCGTGGTCTAAGAAAGACTGAGGGTAAAGAAAAAATGAGATTATTTGATATTGCAGATGATTTACAATGTGATAATTTCACCCTTGGTCACCTCAAAGAACGTATAAATATTTACAACGAGGAAAATTTTTCATACGAAATAAAACAATTTGACTTAGACTAATGGCAACCCCAAACGATTTACTAACACAAAATTACGAAGTGGTAAAACTGAAGACTGGTTCAGAGATTGTTGGTATGGTCAGAGAAACCAGTGAAGGTATAGACGTGACACTTCCTATGATATGTCACTTATCAGTTCAACAACCAATCAATCAAACACTTGCAACCTTTTATCCGTATGCACCTTTGAGTGAAGACCCAATCATTAAGATTCCTTTTGACCAAGTGTTGCATAGAAGTAATATGAATTCTCAATTCATTCCGTTCTATGACGAAGCTTCTGCAAAGTGGTTGAAAATGGTTGAAGATAAAAACATTCCTCTAACGAATGACATTCATGCATCAAAAGATTACATGAGAAAAGCAGTTGACCAAATTCTTAAGAATGTCAAAGAAGAAGATTTGTATGACGAGTTCTATGAACAAGCACTCGAAGACGAATTCGAAACTGCAGTCCCACCAACCGATAAAAAGAAAATTCACTAAACCTATTTCTTAGGATTTTAATTTACCTATATAGTATCGTTATTACGAGAAGTTATAACATATTATTAGTAGTAATTATATTTACATAAGGAAAAAACCATGACCAAAGCTATATTGATAGCGAAGAGCATGGTGAGTGAAATCGAAAACATTAGAGAATCAGCGATTTTATCAAAGGCTATCGAAGCAGTAGAATTCATAACACTGTTGACTCTTCCAATATTATTACCATTAGGTATTATGATAATATCCTCTAACGGGTATTAAGCAAGGTTGTGGCGTAAAGGAATATGTCACAAAAAAAGATAGAACACATCAAGGAACGATTAGAGTTAATCACACTCTGTTCTATCTTTGTGCTTGCATTATTGGGAGTTAATCCACCAGCATGATTGAGTATATACAAAACATTATCGAGTTCTGTAAACAATTCCCAGGCTGGTCAGTTGCATTTTTCTTTTGTGGATATGTAATAGGGAGTGTATATTTCTAATATGGAATTTATAATCATATCAATTTTATCAATTATCGTGTCTGCATTGTATCTTAAGTATGCACCTATGCACGATTTACGTATGGCAATCTATAGTGCAGAAGATTTGAACGCTGCAATGAACGTAAGAAAATTGCAAAAGGAAGAAAATGAGTCTAGAAAAGAAAGCACTGCAAGTAGTTAATTTATCTCCAAGTGAATCAATAGTGGAGAAAATTGTCGAGGTTCACCCCATGAAACAAGTTGCAGTCATGTCAGTTGTCCAAGTCCTCGTATTCGGATTCATGTTATTGTCGTTTTGGATAATAGGACAATTTGTATGAGATATATAATATATACAATGGTTGTAATAACATTCTTTTACATTACAATTGGAGAAAAGGATAGAATGGGAACCCGTGCAATCATGAGAGAGAATGTTGTAGTATCGGGTGCATATATCCCTTCTTAGTATATATCCCCGCTGGGACATAATTATTTTATCATAGATTTCCCACATGTCTAGTGGGTTTTTTCAAAAAATTCAAAAAAATAAATATATAAAAACCCCCTTACAATATAAGGATTTTTGTGTATAATAGATACATGACTACTAAAAAACAAAATGAACACTATGTTAATAACAAGGAGTTCACACTAGCAGTCGCCGAGTTCAACGAATCAGTTAAACTTGCCGAAGAAAAGGGTAAAACACCCCCAAGAATGCCAGAATACATTGGTGAATGTATCTATAAAATTGCGACTCGATTATCGACTCGTCCTAATTTTATCAATTACACATATAGAGATGAAATGATATGTGATGCAATTGAGAATTGTATTCAATATATCGGAAATTTCAACAGAGAGAAATCAGATAATGCATTCGCATATATCACTCAAATCTGTTATTATGCCTTCCTAAGACGAATTCAAAAGGAGAAAAAACAAGTCTTCATAAAACAACAGGCAACAGACGCAGCTGGTATGATTACTGATGCATTTAATACCATAGACGGAGAACACGACCCAACACTTATCAATACGAATGTTGAGTGGATGCAAGAGAATATGAATCGTGTCGACTATGAACCTCGAAAGTCAAGGAAATCAACAAAAAAGAAAACATCAAACTTAGAAAAATTTACTGAATGAAGATAGCATTACTGAATGATACCCATTGTGGTGTTCGTGGTGATATGATAGAAATGTCAAATTACCAAGGTCGATTTTATAATGAAGTGTTCTTCCCTTATTTGGACGAACATGACATTAAACACATAATACACTTAGGTGATTATTTTGACCGAAGAAAGTATATAAATTTTGCTTCCATGAAAGCAAATATCAAACACTTTATCGAACCTATGAATGAACGTGGTATTACTATGGACTTGATTCTTGGTAATCATGATACTTATTATAAGAATACCAATGAAGTCAATTCCCCCGAGTTGTTATTATATAACCAACCAAATGTGAATGTTATTCAAGAGTGTGAAGTAAAAGAGTATGACGGATTCAATATTGCACTTGTCCCATGGATTAATCCCGAGAACTATGCAGATGCAGTAGACTTTTTAATGTCTGCAAATGCAAGTTGGTGTATGGGTCACTTTGAGTTTGAAGGTGCATTAATGATGCCAGGCATGACGTGTCAACATGGACTTGACCATTCTTATGTAAAAAGATTTGAAAAAGTATTGAGTGGACATTTCCACCAAAAATCTGAGTTTGCAAATATCAGATATCTTGGTTCTCAAATGCAATTTACTTGGTCAGATTATGGAGATAACAAATACTTCCATATCTTTGATACTGATACACAAGAACTTTCACCTATTCTAAATCCAATTACAATGTTTGAAAAGGCATTCTACAATGACGAGAAAGAAACTTTTGAAACTATTAGTAATGCAGATTATGAAAAATATAAAGGTAAATTTGTAAAAGTTATCGTAGTGAATAAAGAAAACCCATATTGGTTTGATACATTCTTAGATAAACTACATTCTGCAAATCCACTACACGTTGCAGTTGTAGACGATAACAAACATATGGATTTCTATGGGGACGATGATATAGAAGATATCGAAGACACCCTAACTATATTAAACAATTATATTGACGGACTTGAAATACAAGGAAAGAAAAAACCACTTTCCGATTTAATGACTTCTTTATATAATGAGGCTTTGGACGAACATAACTATCTATGATAAATTTTAAGAAAGTAAGATATAAGAACTTACTATCCAGTGGAAATAAATTTACTGAAATACAACTAGACAAACACCAAACAACACTTATCTTAGGTGATAATGGTGCTGGTAAATCTACACTTTTAGATGCATTGTGTTTTGGTTTGTATGGTAAAGGATTTAGAAATCTTAAGAAAGACCTTCTAATCAATTCTGTAAATGGTGGAGGACTCATAGTAGTCGTAGAGTTCTCTATTGGTAAGAAACAATACAAAGTAATTCGTGGTGCAAAACCAAACAAATTTGAACTATATGTCAATGACGTGTTGGTCAATCAAGATGCAACAGTCAGAGATTATCAAGAACACTTAGAAAAGAACATACTCAAAATGAGTTATCGTTCCTTTACTCAAGTTGCAATCCTAGGGTCGGCAAACTTTACACCTTTCATGCAATTAAAGGCAGTTGAAAGACGTAAACTTGTAGAAGACCTTTTGGATATATCAATCTTTTCTACAATGGGAGATATCCTAAAGAAAAAGATTTCTAATCATACTGTTGAGGTTAGAGAGAATAATCATGAAATCGAACTTCTTGAAGAAAGAATTAATGGATTGAATGAACAACTTAATGCACTTCGTGAAAATAGAGATGCAAAAATATCAAAATATGAGAACACTGTTAATGAAACTCAAGAGAATATTAATAACCTTTTGGGAGAAATAGATGAAAAGACGGAAAA